ATGCAGCGCAAAAAAGTCCCCGCCGGGCACCACCGCTTCGGGCTGGCCCGGCTTGTTCTGGTTCTGGCACTGCTGTTTCTCGTCGTGGCGCTCACCGCCGGGCTGGCGGGCTGCCTGTTCCAGCCCGTACTGGCCGCCCGGGGCACGCTGCTGTTTCTGCCGGGGGCGTAAATTATTTTGTGAAAATTGAAATCCCCCTTGACTTCAGGACAGTGACGCGATAAAGCCCCGCTAAGCCAGCGAGAGGGCATCCTGCCTGCCCCCGAGAGCAGCCACGCCATCCTCTGCAAACAGAAAACCGCCAGCGTATTTCTACACTGACGGTCTTTTTATGGGCGCGGGTGGATTACGCAAGCCGCGCTGCTAAAAACAGCCCACTGGGCTGTTTTTGCCCCTTCTTCTGCGACGGGGCCGCAGCTGTTCGAATCCACCCGCATGAAAACTCAAACTTTCTGCAAACAGAAAACCGCCAGCGTATCTCTACGCTAGCGGTCTTTTTATGGGCGCGGGTGGATTCGAACCACCACGGCTTTGTTCCACCCAAGCCTTTGGATTTTAAAAAGTTAGAAACCATGCGGATTTTCAGACACCCAAAATGGAACACGAAACCTTTTCGGCCCGGACGCAACGTTAAAAGTGGGTTGCAAAGTGGGTTATTCCTCGGTGTCCGGGGCGTACTCGGCCAGCACTACGGAGATGGTCTGCGCAGTGGCAACATCACGGCCCGTGACATCATGTGCGTACCAGCCAAAGGTATCCATACTGCGGCTGTGGCCGACCATGCGGCGCAGCTGAGCGGGTGACACCGCATCCGCAACCATGCTGACAAAGGTGTGCCGCAGTTCGTACAGGCTGATGGGTGGGTCGATACCGTTGCAGCACTGATAGAACCTCCAATAGTTATACAGGCTCTGCTGGTTGGACAGCAGAAACAGCGGATCGTCATTCGTCAGCGGTCGCTCCTCTTCCATCGTGCGCTGCCGGAGCTGGGCATGGATCTCGTTCACGGCCAGAGGGTGCAGTACCACCGTCCGGATGGCATTCTCATTTTTGCCGCTGGTCTCCTCGTTCTGGCGGTTGATGGCCCGGCCAATGTGGAGCCGGTCTCCGTCCAGATCGCCTACACGCAGGCCCAGCAGTTCTCCGGGGCGCAGGCCGGTCATTACGGCCAGACGGTAGGCGTGCACGTTCTCGTCCGGCTCCACTTTTCCACGAACCACACGGGTATCGGTGGAGAGCAGCACCCGCAGGCTGTCCGGCTGCAGAATCTTCCGCCCCTTCTGGCGAGCACCCTTCGGAACGGTCAGGTTTTCATCCTCTGGCCGCAGGGTCGTGTACTTATGCTGGCGCGCCCACTTGACAAAGGATACCTCCACGCCTCGGATGCCCTGCAGCGTCTTACGGGAAAGATTGCCCCGGCTCTGGCGCTTGCTGTTCGGATTCAGACAGCCCTCTTTATACGCTCGGTTCAGTACGTCCTGCAGCATTCCTGTGCTCAGGTCGCCAATCTGCCGGGCACCGATCACTGGCAGGATGTAGTTCTGCCCGAACTTTTCCACCTGCTCAATGTAACTGGTGCCTGCCGTAGCCTTGACAGAGATCAGATACTCAGCCCACACCTCAGAGCAGCGCTTTGTGGTATTGCAGATTCCGTCATCCAGCCATGCGTCTGCCTTCCGGTTGGCTTCCCGCTGACCGGTGCGGCCCGGCTTTGCACTGGTGAACGTCCTGCGCTGGCCGTCCTTCTGCACCTTGATCTGCCAGCGTTTCTGGTTCGGCAGCCACTGGGCGGTATTGGTTCTTCGTCCCATAAAAATACACCTCCATGGGTACACTTTGACAAGCCCGCCCAAAAGAGGTATAATCGCAGTGTCGAGTGTGCGATGCCCTCTTCTGGGTGAGCCGCTTCTTTTAACTCCTTCGGTGTTCCAGCACCGGGGGAGTTTTTGTTTTATTCAGATTCCATGTTATCTTTCTCGGCCAGTGAAGAAAGTTCCTCGCTCACCTCGACAAACTCAGTCCGCTGAGCATTGCTCATGTACGGCAGATATGGCTCAAATGCCTTACTATACTTTTCTGCCCAGTTCTTCTTGGCTTTTCCCGTTTTCAAGCTCTCGATCTTTGCGCTGTACTTATCTGCAACGCGATGGATAATCTCGCTTACAGCTCCATCCCGGAACGAAAGGCTCCGATACTTTGCAAAGTCTGCGGTCGTCCCCACTGGCACGCCGTACTGTTTACACTCTTCCAGTTGTTGCAAACGTCCAACACAAAAATCGTATCGTTCAAAAAATACAGCTGGTTCCGTAGTTGTCTGAAGGATTTTTGCGCTTTCCTGCGCCTGCTTCAAAAATTGAGGGGCCAGCATTCTGGCATCTGCACGGGAGTTAATAGGGACCATTTTTCCCATCCATTCCGGCTTCGGGGTGTACTGCGCTTCATCTGTAAGATCTGGCCCATCGTCCAATTTTGAATCTGAGGGCTCCGCCTTAGATTCACAGCTCTCTCCGGAGCGCGTGGACTTATTAAACAGCATAAAAACCAGAACAGCCAGAAAGAACGGCAACATAAACAGAAGAAACTCGGCCAGAAAAAACGCTCCGCCAGGCTCTTGGCCTTCCAATCCTGCAATACCAAAAAGCGGCAGGATCGCACCGATTATGATTGCAGCGCGCAGCTGACCTTTGGATAATGCGGTTCTACTCCAGTCTTCCTGTGTACTTCCGGGAGCCTGTATCGACTTTCGGCCAGAACCTATGCCTTTGACTGCCGCATCAATGCCATTGTTCAGCCACCGCATCTCTTTGCTTGTGCTATGTTTGCGGAGCCATTCCTTCCGGGCATAAGGTGACTTTGCCATGATGCTTCCTCCTGTTTTTATATATCCCGGCAAAGCCCGACGGCCTTGCCTTCGATTACAACGTCGTTCATGTCCTCCCGGCTGAGGATGATGCTGTTGAAAGCCGGATTCTCCGGCCTCAGTTCAATGAAGTTCTCGTGCAGATAGACATGTTTCAGGGTTGCCTCTTCTCCAATGCGCACAGCAGCGATCTCGCCGTTTTCCACCTCCGGTTGCTTCCGGATGGCCACCAGATCACCATCGTGTATCCGGGGCTCCATGCTGTCGCCCTTGCAGGTCAGTGTAAAGGTGGAACGCCACTTGGACGGCACACAGACTATGCGCTCCACGTTCTGTTCCGCCGTGATCGGCGTACCGCAGGCGATCCGGCCCACCAATGGGACCATGTCCATCTCCGGCATGGGCTGGAAGCCGGGAGGAATCGTCTCTGCATCCCTTTTGGCCTGCAGCCGTAGTGCTTCTTTGACGTTTCCTGCCTTTTCCAGAATGTCCTGGTCAATTTCATTCACCACATCCAAGGTATGTTCATCAATGCGATTGTTGCTCTTCCCTAGCATATAGTCAATGGACGTATTATAAAAATTGGCCAGATCGATCAATGTCTCGGAATTCGGTTGCCGGACACCTTTCTCGTAGTTGACATACGTCGTGTAAGGCATCCCGAGCTGTTCTGCTGCCTGCTTCATGCTGATGCCGCGTTCTTTTCGGAGTTCAGGGATTCGGTTCATAATCGTTACCTCCTTCTTCCCTATGTATATTATATTACACGTTTTGAGTAAATAGTCAACCAAAATACCCGAATTGGGCAGTATTCACAAAAAATCACTGTTCAATTTGGGTATTATTTTACTTTACATTTACTCGTTTCGGGTATATCATAATTGCAGTTACTCAAAGCGAGTAACAAGTTACACGAAAGGAGTTCTTTGAATTGCTCTATCCGAACATCAACGCAGAACGAAGCCGTCGCAAACTAACTATTGAGGAGTTTGCAAAGGCGTTGGGTGTCACCCGCAAGACCGTTTACAACTGGATGGTTCACGGCAACATCCCCCAATCCAAGCTGGAAAAAATGGCAGAAATGTTCGACTGCTCCATTGATTATCTGCTCCAGCGCAGCATCTGACAACAAGGAGGTTTGACCTATGGCAAAGAAACCGTTTCTGAAGCTCCGCCGCCTGTACGAAGATCAGGGGCTGCTGCAAAAAGAGCTCAGCGAGCTGTCCGACATCCCACTGGACACCCTCAAGGGCCGCCTCAATGCCCCGGAGGACAAGGGGCGCTGGAAGGCCTGCGAGATCGTTAAGATCTGCAAGGTGCTACACATTCCGCAGGAGCAGATCGGGGCGTATTTCTTCCCGGCAATCGCAAAGGAGGAAAAGACCGCATGAAACCTTACACCCTTGCATCCGAGCGGGCCGCAGCGCCCACTGGATGCGCGTACATCGCACCGCTGTTTTGGAACAAGTGGTTCCGTTGGGGCGGTAGTCAGGCATCTGGCTGCTACCAGCTGGGCGGACAAATCAAGGATGAAAGCCACACCGGGCTGCAGATTTTTGCTGATGGCGAATGGCACCCGGTCATCGGATGGGCATTGGACGACTGCAGACCCGCAGTCAATTGTCTTCAGGAGGTAGGAGCATGAATATCAGCCCGAACGCTCAGTTAAAAATCCAGATGGGGAAGGATGGGAACCCCAAGATTTATGCCTGCGGTACAGAGATGGAACAGAAAGCCCTTTGCGCCGCTCTGATTGCCGGGATTTGCATAGATCAAAGAAATCCGGAAGCATTGCTCAGCATAGTGACTACTGCCGCAGACCTCATGGACAGAATGGAGGAATCCCCCAATGAAGATTAAATCCCGCGTCTGGTACTGGCTGGCTGCTGCCAGCGGTACCGCAAGTCTGCTGTACGGAATGGGCATCGAGGGCGGTGCACAGCTGGGCAGCTCCATCTCTGACAGCCAGTTCGTCACGGCCCTGTGCCTGGTTCTAGCAGCGGTAGCGTTCCTGCGGCTGGGCTTTGCCGCCCAGGATCGTGAACAGAACGCCCGCCGCTATGGCCGCATCCAGCGTCATCACGCCCGTACCGAAGAGCCGGAGTACCGGCAGAACCGGAGGGGCGCATGAAAAGCAAATGAGCCCGCCCGTGCTGGTAACACGGACGAGCCCAAAGGGTGATGGAATTCACAAGCCCCATCCCCTTGATGATATCACATCAGAAAGGATTTTACAAATGAAAGGTATTTTAGCCGAACCGGGCAAGGCCCCGGTGATCGCATCCCTGCCCGACAGCCTGTGGGCCATTGAGAACCGGCTGGGCACGCCCTGCGAGATGATCGTGATGCCCCGCACCCCGGCGGTGCTGTTCGTGGGCCGGTACGATGGTCCCATCCAGCCCGCCAGTCTGCTCAACCGGAAGTACCGGGGCCGCCAGCTTTACGGGCCCATCCTCTGCTACGGCTGGAAGGGCAACAACATCCAGCCCATGAACAAGGATGTGCAGACCGAGATGCTGGACCGCCTGAAGGGCACGGAGGTGAGGATATGATCATCAGCCAGAACAGCAACGATGTTTACTACGCCTATACTCGTGGGCGCTTCTGGCGCTGGGACGAATCCGCACGGGTCTGGAAGGAAAGCCATCTGCTGGCCCAGAAGTTCGACAAGGCCAAGGCCGCTGAAAAGCATCTGACCCCGGAAGCGTTTCTGACCAGCGACGAGTTCATCCCGATGGACGACTACGAGCTCCCCGAGCAGATGCTGACGGCCCTCAGGGAGGCCAAGCCCTGCAAGAATGCACCGGTAGACCCGGTGGAAGAGGAACCGGAAGTGCCCGGCACCCAGACCGCGCAAGAAAAGCCCCTGACCACCGTGCCGGATGCGATGCGCCCGGCGTTCGATTATTCCGGCCTGACCGACCAGACCGTGGAAGACCTGCATTTTGCGGAGAACGAATACCGCCACGGTAAGCAGATGGCCGAACGCGGCCTTGTGCACATGGGCAATGCCATTGCCGCCGCCCATGATGCGCTGTGCGGAGTTGTCGCACAATGCGACAACGGTGAAGATGGAGCTTGTCGCACAATGCGAAAAGCTCGAAACAACCAGCATAGCGAGGATACGTTCAAAAGCTGGTGCGTGTCCATCGGCATCACCAAGGATACCGCATACCGGCTGCTGCAAGTCTCGGCACTGCTGGACGGCAGCAGCCCCCGCCAGCAGAAGATCCTGAAGGAGCTGTCTCCTACTCTGCTGTATGCCGTAGCAAAGCCCAGCGCCCCTGCAGAGCTGGTGGAGAAGGTCAAGAGTGGTGACATCACCACCAACAAGCAGTATCAGGAAGCCATGGCCCAGATCAAGGCCGAGAAGGACCGTGCCGCTGCTGCCGAAGCCCGGGAGGAAGAGGCGTGGAACATGGTAAGCAAAGCGCAGGATGAAGCCCAGACTGCCAAAAACGACTTGGATGCCGCCCTTGCGGATGTGCAGGGGCTGGACGAGGAAAATGCCCGGCTGAAAGCCGAGAAAGAAAAGGCAGAACGGAGCTATAACGAAATGTACGAAAGCCGCATTGCGGCCAACCTCCAGCGCCAGAAGGCCGAAGCCGAGCGCGACAGGGCCGAAGACCGGGCCAAGGACGCGGAGAACCAGTTGGTTGGTTCCCGGCAGGTGGCCGAAGCGGCCAAGCTCCGGGGCGACAAGCTCAAGGCCGAGAATGACGCACTCAAGAAACAGCCCATCACCGCGGTGGTGGACAAGGAAGAGGTGGAGCGTCAGGCCAGGGAAATGGCCGCCGAGATGACCGCCGACCTGCGGGCACAGCTGGAACAGGCCGCTTCCGGCAGCGAACAGGATGCCCACAGCTCCTATGACAACGTGCTGCTGGCCGACCGCTCTTTCCAGAACATCGGCAAAATGGTGGTTCCGTCCCTCCGCAGGCTTCCGCCCGAACAGCGGGAGCAGCTGACCAATATGCTTGTTCACACACTCGGACAGATCCAAGGGGAGGTATCCAAATGTCTGTAACCATCACGGCCCTTGAGGCCGAAAACGTCAAGCGCATCAAGGCCGTTGCGCTCACCCCCGCCCCCACCGGGCTCACCCTCGTGGGCGGCAACAACAATCAGGGCAAGACCAGCGTGCTGGATGCCCTTGCCTGGGCGCTGGGCGGCGACCGCTTCCGCCCCAATGCCGCACAGCGGGACGGGGCCGTGGCTCCCGCCCATCTCAAGGTCACCCTTTCCAATGGCGTAATCGTGGAGCGCAAGGGCAAAAACAGCACCCTGACCGTTACCGACCCCACCGGGCGGCGCAGCGGCCAGCAGCTGCTCAATGCCTTTATCGAGCCGCTGGCCCTTGATCTGCCCCGCTTTATGGAAGCATCCGACAAGGAGAAAGCGGACATCCTGCTCCGCATCATCGGCATCGGCACCGAGCTGCACGTCCGGGATCTGGAGATCAAGTCCCTGTACGACAAGCGCACCTTCACCGGCCAGCTGGCCCAGCAGAAAAAGCACTTTGCCGAGGAGCTGATTTCCTACCCCGATGCCCCGGAAGAACCGGTCAGCGCCTCCGACCTCATCCGCCAGCAGCAGGAGATCCTTGCCCGGAACGGCGAGAATCAGCGGCTGCGCCAAAATCTTGCCGAGCTGGAAGAGAAAGCCCGTGTGCTGGCAGATCGCCGCACGCAGCTGGAACAAACCCTTGCGCTGCTGGTGAAGGAGCAGGACGAAGTGAATGAATCGCTTTGCACGGCCCGGAAATCTGCCGAGAACCTGCAGGACGAATCCACCGCAGAGCTGGAGGCATCCATCCGGGGCATCGAGGAGACCAACCAAAAGGTCCGGGCCAACCTGGAAAAGTCCCGCGCCGAGGATGAAGCGGCCCGGTATGCCAGCGACTACGACAAGCTCACCGAAGCCATCACCCAGAAGCGGGCTGACCGCGTGGCCCTGCTGAACGGTGCCGACCTGCCCCTGCCTGAGCTGAGTGTGGAGGACGGTGCCCTTACTTATAAAGGAAAGCACTGGCGGGATATGTCCGGCAGTGACCAGCTGCGGGTAGCCGCCGCCATCGTCCGCCGCCTGAACCCGGACTGCGGTTTTGTGCTGCTGGACAAGCTGGAGCAGATGGACATGACCACCCTGACCGAGTTTGGCCGCTGGCTGGAAGCAGAGCACCTGCAGGCCATCGCCACCCGGGTCTCCACCGGCAGCGAGTGCCAGATCATCATTGAGGACGGCATGGTAAAGGATGCCGAGCCGCCTGTCACCGAAAAGCCCCAGCCCAGAAGCTGGACGAAAGGAGCGTTCTAAATGAGCAAGTATGCCATCACCGCCGGGGTGCAGGATTCCCCGGTCAAGACCGTGCTGTATGGCCCCGAGGGCATCGGCAAGAGCACCTTTGCCTCCCACTTCCCGGACCCGGTGTTCATCGACACCGAGGGCGGCACCAAGCGGTTAAACATCAAGCGCCTGCCCCAGCCCACCAGCTGGGCCATGCTGCTGGACGAAGTAGCCGAGGTGCGCAGGGGAAATATCCCCTGCGGCACGCTGGTCATCGACACCGCCGACTGGGCCGAACGGCTGGCCATTGATGCCGTCTGCGCCAAGGCCAAGGTGGACGGGCTGGAGGGCTTTGGCTATGGCAAGGGCTACACCTACCTGAAAGAGGAGTTCGGCAAGCTGCTGGACGCGCTGGAAGAGGTGCTGAACACCGGACACAATGTTCTGGTCATTGCCCACGCGGCCATCACTAAGTTCGAGCAGCCGGACGCTGCTGGCTCCTACGACCGCTGGACCATGAAGACCACCAAGCAGGTAGAGCCGCTGATCCGGGAGTGGTGCGATATGCTGCTCTTTGTCAATTATCAGACCGTGGTGGAAAAGAGCAGCAGTGCCCCCAATGCAAAAAACAAGGTCACCGGCGGCCGCCGGGTCATGTACACCACCCATCACCCCTGCTGGGATGCCAAGAACCGCTTCGGTCTGCCCGACGAGATGCCTTTTGATTACGCCGGTATCGCCGCCTGCATCCCCGGCACCGCACCTGCGCCCGCACCGAAGCCGAGGCCGGAACCGCGCCCCCAGCCGGAAGCCGACATCCTGCCCGCGCCCGCCCCGCAGCCGGAACCGCCCGCCGAGACGGTGCCCAAAGCACTGCTGACCCCGGAGCTTGTGGCGCTGGGAGTCCCGGAGAAACTGGCTCCCCTGATGAGCGCCAACAACGTCACACCCGAGGAGCTGCAGGCCGTGGTGGGCAAGCGGGGCTATTTCCCCGAGGATATGCCCATTAAGGATTACCCGGCTGATTTCGTAGAGGGCTGTCTGGTGGCCGCATGGCCCCAGGTGCTCCAGATGGTGCTGGACAGCCGTGACCTGCCGTTTTGACAATTGAAAGGAGAACTTACTTATGAATGACATGAACACCGACCGCGCCATGAGCTGGGACGACGAAATTACCAACGAGCAGCAGGAGTTCGTGCTCCTGCCCGAGGGCGATTATGCCTTTGAGGTCATCGGCATGGAACGAGCCCGCTTTGAGGGCAGCGCCAAGCTGCCGCCCTGCTCCATGGCAAAGCTGACCCTGAAGATCTTCGGCGGGGCCAAGGGTGACACCACCGTCACTGACCGGCTCTACCTCCACACCAAGACCCAGGGCCTGCTGGGTGCTTTTTTCGAGAGCATCGGCCAGTGCAAGCGGGGCGAGACCTTCCGCCCCCGCTGGAACGAGGTAGTAGGTGCCCGGGGCTGGTGCAAGCTGGGCATCCGGGAGTACACAAAGCAGAGCGGCCCCAACGCAGGTAAGACCGGCCAGAGCAATGAGGTCACTCGCTTCCTGCCGCCGCCGGAACCTAAGGCCGCACCCGCTCAGGGCTGGACACAGGGGGCATTCTGATGGCGAACATCCAAGCCCTGCGTCCCTATCAGCAGGCCGCCCGGGACAGCATCCACGCCCAGTGGGAGCAGGGCCGTCTGCGCACGCTGCTGGTGCTGCCCACCGGCACCGGCAAGACCATCGTGTTCGCCTCCGTTGCCGCCGATCAGGTGCGTGCCGGGGACCGGGTACTTATCCTGGCCCACCGGGGCGAGCTGCTGGAACAGGCAGCAGACAAGCTCCAGCGTTCCACCGGCCTTGTCAGCGCCGTGGAAAAGGCAGAATCCACCTGCCTGAACAGCTGGTTCCGGGTGGTGGTGGGCAGCGTGCAGACCCTGCAGCGCTCCGCCCGGCTGGAACGCTTTCCCCGGGACTACTTCGGAACCATCATCATTGACGAGGCCCACCACGCCATCACCGACGGCTACCGCCGCATCCTGGACTACTTCGAGGGTGCAAAGGTGCTGGGTGTGACCGCCACCCCTGACCGCGGCGACATGCGGAACCTGGGCGAGGTGTTCGACAGCCTGGCCTATGAGTACAAGCTGACCGATGCCATCAAAGAGGGCTATCTGTGCAAGATCATGGCCCAGACCATTCCCCTGCAGCTGGACATCTCCGGCGTGGCCCTCAGCGGCGGCGACTACGCCGTGGGGGAACTGGGCACGGCGCTGGACCCATATCTGGAGCAGATCGCCGCCGAGATGGTGCAGCGGTGCAGGGGCCGCAAGACGGTGGTGTTCCTGCCCCTCATCAAAACCAGCCAGAAGTTCCGGGATCTGCTCAACGCCAAGGGGTTCCAGGCCGCCGAGGTCAACGGCCAGAGCGCCGACCGCAAGGAAGTGCTGGCCGACTTCGATGCCGGGAAGTACAACGTGCTCTGCAATTCCATGCTGCTCACCGAGGGCTGGGACTGCCCCAGCGTGGACTGTGTAGTGGTGCTGCGGCCCACCAAAGTGCGCAGCCTGTACAGCCAGATGGTGGGGCGCGGCACACGTCCGGCCGAGGGCAAGACCGACCTGTTGCTCCTTGACTTTTTGTGGATGACCGACAAGCACGAGCTCTGCCGCCCGGCAGACCTTGTGTGCGAGGACAGGGCCGTGGCCCGGCAGATGACCGAAAATCTGGCAGAGACCGGTGCGCCCGAGGACATCGAGGAAGCCGCCGCTCAGGCCTGCGAGGACGTAGTGGCCCAGCGGGAAGAAGCCCTTGCAAAACAGCTGGCCGAACAGCGCCGCAAAAAGGCAAAGCTGGTGGACCCGCTCCAATACGAAATGAGCATTCAGGCCGAGGACCTCTCCGGCTATGTGCCGGCCTTTGGCTGGGAAGCCGGGCCGCCCACCGAACAGCAGACCACCGCCCTCGAAAAGCTGGGCATTCTGCCGGATGCGGTGGAATCGGCAGGCAAGGCCAGCCTTTTGCTGGACCGGCTGCACAAACGCCGGGACGAAGGCCTCACCACACCAAAACAGATCCGCTGTCTGGAAAAATACGGCTTCCAGCATGTGGGCACATGGAGTTTTGAGCAGGCCAAACACATGATCGACCGCATTGCGGCCCAGGGCTGGCGGGGCGTGCCCAAGGGTGTTACCCCAAGCACCTATACGCCGCCCGCCCCGCCTGAAACACCCGCATGGGATGTATGGTAACGCAGATGAATGATGAGATCGAACTCAAAGAAGCATTGGACTTCATTTCCCCGGCCTCCCTGACTTATGAGGAGTGGACGATGGTGGGCATGGGCCTCAAGGAAGCGGGCCTGCCCGTCACCGTCTGGGAAGCATGGAGCGCCCGGGACGGGGGCCGCTACCACAAGGGTGAGTGTACCCGGAAGTGGGAGAGCTTTCACGGCAGCACAAAGCCTGTCACCGAGAGCAGCATTTTCCAGCTGGCCTACAGCCACGGATGGAGCGGCCCCGCGGGCCACGCGCTGGACTGGGGCGACGAGCTCACCACCGGCTCCTCCAGAACGGAGGGGCAGCTGGTGGACCCCCGGTGGGTGGAATCCCATGACCTGGCTCTGCCTGAGCAGTGGGACCCAGTTGACCAGCTCAGGCGCTACCTGCAGGCCCTCTTTGAACAGGACGAGCACGTGGCCTATGTGACCGAGAGCTTCATGGCCGACGACCGCCGCCGCCCCACCAGAGGCTGCTGGGACCGCACCGCAGGCCAGCTCATCGCAGAGCTGGACACCTGCGGCGGGGACATCGGCAAGGTGGTGGGCGACTGCGACCCCGAGGTGGGCGCGTGGATCTGCTTCAACCCGGTGGACGGAACGGGCCGCAAGGATGCCAATATCACCGCCTACCGCTACGCTCTGGTGGAATGCGACAACATGGATCTGGGCAGACAACAGGCCATCATCAAGCAGCTGGAGCTGCCCTGTGCCGCCCTGGTCTACTCCGGCGGCAAGAGCGTCCACGCCATCGTCAAGGTGGATGCCCCGGATTACACCGAATACCGCAAGCGGGTGGATTACCTCTATGCCGCCTGCCAGAAGAATGGTTTGCCCCTCGACCAGCAGAACCGCAATCCCAGCCGCCTTTCCCGGATGCCCGGCATCCTGCGCGGCAGTCAGCGGCAAACCCTGCTGGAGACCAACATCGGCAAAAGCTGCTGGGACGAGTGGCGGGACTGGCTGGAAGCCGAGACCGATGAACTGCCTGAAACCGAAAGTCTGGCTGACGACTGGGACGACCTGCCGCCGCTGGCCGATGCCCTCATCACCGGGGTGCTGCGCAAGGGTCACAAGATGCTGCTGGCAGGCCCCAGCAAGGCGGGAAAGAGCTTCGCCCTCATTGAGCTGTGCATCGCCATTGCCGAGGGCACGCCCTGGCTGGGCCGCTTTTCCTGTGCCCAGGGCAAGGTGCTGTACATCAACCTCGAGCTGGATCGGGCCTCCTGCCTGCACCGCTTCAAGGATGTGTATACCGCCCTCGACCTGCCCCCGCAGAACCTGCGGAACATTGACATCTGGAACCTGCGCGGTGCTTCCGTCCCCATGGACAAGCTGGCCCCCAAGCTCATTCGCCGGGCAGGTAAGAAAGGTTACACCGCCGTCATCCTCGACCCCATCTACAAGGTCATCACCGGTGACGAGAACAGCGCCGACCAGATGGCAAAGTTCTGCAACCAGTTCGACCTTGTCTGCCGTGCGCTGGATTGTGCCGTGATCTACTGCCACCACCACTCCAAGGGGGCCCAGGGCGGCAAGCGCAGCATGGACCGCGCCAGCGGCTCCGGCGTGTTTGCTCGTGACCCGGATGCCATGCTGGATATGACAGAGCTCACCCCCACCGATGCCATTCTGGAACAGCTCCACAACAAGGCCGCCTGCCGGGTGCTCAAGGCCATGCTGGACAAGCGCGGCCATGCCGATGCCTACGGCCCGGACGATGCCCTGAGCAAAAGCCGGATGCTGGCCATTGCCAAAGAACACCTTGGCATGGCCGACTTGCGGGCCATCGATGCCCAGATCGCAGCCGCCCAGAAAAAAGCCGACAGCATGACCGCCTGGCGCATTGAGGGCACCCTGCGCGAGTTTGCACGCTTCGATCCTGTGAACCTCTGGTTCGACTACCCCGTCCACAAGCCGGACATCGGCCTGCTGGAGGATCTGCAGCCGGACAGCGATTACAAGTCACTGGGTACCCGGGGCGCATCCAAGCGCTGGGGCAATAAGGACAAAGTCAGCAAGGACAAAAAGGCCGAGCTGGACACCGCCTTTGAAGCCTGCATGATGGACGGAAAGGTAACGGTCTACTCCATGGCCGAATATATGGGGCTGAAACCGGATACTGTACGCCGTCGTTTGAAAGCGGACGGCGGCTTCTGGATCGACGGCGCAGACATCGGCCGCAAAGAACCCGGCAGCGCAGGGTAAATTACAGCCTGCAATATTTCGCTTTACACATAGTACAAAAACGGTAAAATAGCGGCTATCACAAATCCGCATCCGCTTACGGATTTCGGAAAATAGCGGCTATTTTTCCGAATCCGGGACGGAAAATAGCCTATATATAATATACAAAATCCGTCCGTGTGTGATGGGGTCTCCCAGAGGATGGGGCGAACACAGCCCCCATCCCTCCGGGGAACCCTCCCCATCACGTTGGCCGAATAAAAAAGAAAGAACGAGGTGAAACGAACGTGCAATTTTTGCCCATTGCTCAATTCTTCCTGCCCATGAAGCCGCCCACCACCACCCACAACGCCAAGGAGCTGCACGCCTACATGAAGGGCGGCAAGCCCTGTGCCGTGCTCCACGACAGCGCCGAACTGAAAGCCGCCCGGGCCAAGCTCCACGCCTACCTGGCACCCCATGCGCCGGATCAGCCCGTGCCCGCCGGGAAGCCAGTGCGGCTGGTGGTCAAGTGGTGCTTTGCCCCCGAGGGCCGCCCGGACGGCAGCTGGCGCACCTCCAAGCCTGACACTGACAATCTGGAAAAGGCTCTCAAGGACGAGATGACCCGCCTGCACTTCTGGCACGATGATGCCCAGGTGTGCAGCGAGATCGTGGAGAAGTTCTGGTCGGACCCTTGCGGTGTGTTCGTGCGTGTGGAGGTGTGGGGATGACGGATTATAAAACGGTCAAGGAATGGTTCCAACAGTGCCGGGACGGTGCTGCCGCCGTGAAGGCCCAGAAGCAGAAGATCCAGCGCATCCGGGATGCTGCCGAGAAATGCACCCAGAGCCTGAACGGAATGCCCACAGGCGGAAGTTCCGGTGATAAGGTCGGAGATGCCGTTGCCCGGCTGGATACAGAGGAACGGGAGCTGAAGCAGATGGAGCAGCGCCTTGCACTGCTGAGGATGAATGCCACCTGCAGGGCCTACACCGGAGCCGTAGACCCCGAGACCGTCCGACAGGGTGACTGCATCCGGATGTTTTACATCGAGAACAAGCACCAGCCCGCCATCGTGGAAGCTCTGGGGCTGTGCGAAAATTCCGAGGTCTCAAAGATCATCCGCCGAGGCTGTGAGCGGCTGGCTCTGCTCTGGGATACACTGGAATGATTCCACATCACATCCATCCTGCATCCATGTGCAAAACACCCCATTTGTGATATTCTGGGTACAAGCGGAACCGCGCAAAGCGGTGCGCCGCTTCAAAGCAGCCTCCTGAGTACCTCCATAATGAATTGCTCCTTTTGGACCTTTTGCCGCTTAACAGCATTTTTCTCCTTCTTGTGCTTTGCGGGCTGCTTTCAAAGATCACACTTGCCGTTCCGGGCTGTCCCGGGGCGGCTTTTTTGTACCCTGACAACGAGAGAGGTGGTGACGTGTCGAATGAAAAGAATCTCATTCCGTTCAATGAACGAACGGAGAGCGAACAGAGAGAGATCGCCCAGAAGGGCGGCATTGCATCCGGTGCGGCCCGCCGCCGCAAACGGTCCATGCGTCAGGCGGCTGACTACTACCTGAGCCTGCCGGAGACCGACCGCCGCCGGGTGAATGCCATGCTGCGGGACCAGATTGACCCGGAGGACGTGGACAACCAGATGAGCGTGGTCATGGGCATTGCAACCGCCGCCAAGCAGGGCGATGCCAGGGCAGCCAATGTCCTGTTGAAAATGCTGGGTGAGGAGACCGTACAGGAAGACCCAGGCGCGGATGCTCTGGCAAAGGCCAAGGAGCTGTTGGGAGGTGTGGACAGTGCCATTGACTGAGTTTCAGCAGGAGTACCTGCGCAACTGTTCCCACCGGTGGAACGTCAAGACCGGGGCCACCCGAAGCGGCAAGACCTACCTGGACTGCGCTGTGACCATCCCGAAGCGGATCTGCGCGGCCCGGGGCGAGGGCCTGCTGGTGCTCATGGGCAACACCCTGGGCACACTGGAGCGCAATGTGCTGTCCCTGATGCGGGAGCTCTGGAGCCCCGACCTTGTAGGTGTGATCCGCACCTCGGCAGCAGGCAACGTGGTGCAGCTATTCGGCAAGAAGGTCTATGTCCTCGGCGCTGACAACAAGAAACACATCGCCCGCATCCAGGGCGCTGCCTTTGAGTACGTCTACGGTGACGAGATCACCACATGGGACGAAGGCGTGTTCCAGATGCTGAAAAGCCGCCTTTCCTGCCCCCACTCCCATTTTGACGGCACCTGCAACCCGGAAAGCCCCACTCACTGGTTCAAGAAGTTTCTGGACAGTGACGCTGACATCTACTGTCAGGCGTATACCATCGACGATAACCCTACACTTCCGGCCCAGTTCGTGGCCGATCTGAAAAAAGAATACACCGGCACGGTCTACTATAACCGCTTTATCTTGGGGCAGTGGATGGCCGCCAACGGCGTGATCTACCGCCTGCTGGCCGACAGCCTTGCCGCCGGAGATGGGCGTTTTTTCTGGCCTGTGGACAAGCCGCTGCACCCGTGGCGGGTGCGCATCGGGGTGGACTTTGGCGGCAACGGCTCCAAACACGCCTTTGTGGCAACGGCCATCCTGCCGGGCTATTCCGGCGTGGTGGGGCTGGCTTCCCAGCGCATCGACCCGGTGGCGCAGGATGCCGACTTTCTGGCCGACCGACTGCTGGAGTTCTGCATGGCTGTCTTTGCCCGCTGGGGCGAGATCCAGTTCATCTTCTGTGATTCCGCGGAGCAGACGCTGATCAACCACATCCGGGCCCGGCTCCGGCGCTGCAAACTGAGTTGGCTGGCCGACCGGGTGGAAAACAGCGCCAAGATCCGCATCAATGACCGCATCCGCCTGACCTGCATCCTGATGGGCGGCGGGCGGTTCTGGCTGCTGCCGGAAGCTGCCACCCTCCGGGATGCCCTTGCCACGGCCCTGTACAGCGGAAAGCACCCCGGCGTGGACGAGCGGCTGGATGACGGCAGCACCGATATCGACACATTGGACGCTTACGAGTACACCATCGAGCGCGATTTCAAGAGGTTGACCAACACATGAACATCACCGCATTTCTGAACTACCTGAACAAGACGCGCGGGTGGGCCATCGATGCCGACTACTACGGCCACATCGAGACCTGGCGGCAGTGGTGGCAGGGCAGCGTGCCCAAGGTGCACACCCGTGCCGCTGAATACGCAAACGGCACCAAGAAGCGCCCCATTGCCTCCCTGCGGATGCCGAAACGGGTCTGCGAGGACTGGGCAAACCTGCTTCTGAACGACCGCACCACCTTCCAGATCAAGGACGCTGCCACCGCCCGGTATCTGCTGGGCGATGATGAGCAGCAGGTGGGCGGCCTGCTCCGGGAGCTGCACTTCTGGCGCAATGCCAACGCTCTGGTGGAACAGGCCTACTGGTCCGGCACCGGTGCCTTTGTACTGAGTGCCGAGAACCTGACGGTCGTGAAAGGGAAAGCTGTTCCCGGCCCGGATACCCGCCTGAAGCTGGATTATGACCCGGCTTCCTGCATCCTGCCTCTGCGGGTGGAACGGGGCATCGTGACCGAAGCGGCCTTTGTCTCCGAGTGCATGATGGAGGGCAAGCCTGCGGTCTATCTGCAGACCCACACCGGCAATGAGACCCGGCGCACCATCCGCAACGAATGGTTCCGGGTAACGGATGGAGTTTTGGGCGCTCCGGTGTTTGAAGCGCTGCAGGCCCCGCCGGGCACGGCAGAAAGCATCACGGTGGAGGGTTCCCCGCCCTGGTTTGCCCTGTTCAGCCCGGCAGCAGTCAAGAACCTTGACGGCGGCACAGGGCTGGGCATGAGCATCTTTGCCGAAGCGCTGGCCGAGGCCCAGGGCATCGACCTTGCCTTTGACAACTACCGGGAGGATATCCGGCTGGGGCACAAGAAGATCTTCTACTCTGCGGACATCTGTCGCAAGGTGGTGGACCAAGAGGGCGTGGAACACTCTATTCCACCCGATGACGATGTGCAGAGCCAGTTCGTCACCCTGCCCCAAAAGGAAGGGAGCCTCGACCAGTCCAGCGAATACCACGAATACAACCCTGACCTGCGGGTGGAACAGAACCACAAGGCTGTGCAGGATATGCTGAACCTGTTCAGCTTCAAGTGCGGCCTGGGCTGTCATCGGTACAACTTCGAGCTGGGCAATGTCACCACGGCCACCGAGTACAACGGCAGCCGTCAGGATCTGGTGGCCAGCGCCAACAAGAATCAGATCCCCATCGAGGTTGCGCTGGTGGGCATCGTGCGGGCCATCCTGTGGGCGGCAAAGAACCTGCAGGGAGCGGCGGTGGACCCCGAAACGCCCATCTCTGTGGACTGGGACGACAGCTATGTCACCGATGCCGAGACCCGGATGAGCCAGATGCGGGACGATGCCCTGAGCGGCCTTTTGCCCCGGTACAAGTATCTGTCTGCCCGGTACGGGGTCAGTGAAGAGGATGCCCGCAAACTGGCGCAGGAAGCTGCTGACGAAAACAAACAGCCTGAGCTGAGCTTCGGCGGGGGTGCCTGATGCTGGCCCCGGACTATCTCGACCACGCACCCGACCGGCTTGTGCTGCTCTGGCAGCAGGTCGAGGATGACATCCTGCGAGACGTGGCCCGGCGCATCTCCAAAATGGACACCCTGACCCCCACGGCCCACTGGCAGCTGTGGCGATACCAGCAGGTGGAAGCTGTCCGGCAGGACGTGGTAAAGAAGCTGGCCCGCTACACCGGCAAGAGCGAAGCCGAGATCCGGCGGCTCATGCAGGAAGCGGCCACCCGGGCCATGGAAGCCGAGGACGAGATCTATTATCACTACGGCAAGGAACCCACGCCTTTTGCCGACAATGCCACCCTGCAGGCCCTACTCAATGCGGGTTACCAGCAGACGGCGGGGACCTTCCACAACTTGACTACCACCACGGCCAACACCGTCAGCGGCCAGTTTGAAGCCGCCCTCGACCGCGCCCATCTCAAGGTGAGCAGCGGTGCGTTCGACTACAAGAGCGCCATCAAGGGCGCGGTGGACAGTCTGGCCGACACCATGAAGTACGTCACCTACCCCACCGGCCACACCGACACGCTGGAAGTTGCCGCCCGCCGGGCGGTGCTGACTGGTGTGAATCAGACCGGCGCAAAGCTGCAAGTGGCCCGGGCCGACGAGATGGGGGTTGAGTTCTTCGAGACCACGGCCCACGGCGGGGCCCGGCCTTCCCACGCTGAGTGGCAGGGCAGGCAGTTCCACCGGGGCGGCGCTGTGGACTACATGGGCAAGCATTACCCGGACTTCGAGGCCGCCACCGGCTACGGCACCGGAGCAGGGCTGTGCGGCTGGAACTGCCGTCACACCTTCTTTTCCATCTTCCCGGAGCTGGGTGCACCGCCTGCATGGACGCAGGAGAGCTTGGAAGCCCTGAACGCCCGGGACATCGAGTACAACGGTGGCAAGTACACCCGGTACGAGATCAGCCAGATGCAGCGGGCCCGGGAGCGCACCGTGCGCAAGTACAAGCGCCGGTATCTGGCTGAGGATGCCGCCGGGGCCGATACCACCGCCAGCGCAGTGAAGCTCCGGCAGGCCCGTCAGGAGCTGACTGACTTTATCAGCGCCACCGGTGGCAGGGCCGACAGTGCCCGTACCAGCGTGGCAGGCTTTGGTAGGAGCGCCAGCAGTAAGGCAAGCTGGGCGGCGAAACGGCAAGAGCAACTGGATGCCGTTAACAACGATTTGACGGCGTTGCGTCAATCTGGTAAAATCAAATTGACCGGAACTGCTGTTCCCCCTCCTGCGTTGCCAAACACCCTAAGTTTTGAGGGCCACGCTATCGAGCAAATGGGAAAACGGCAGATCAGCCTTGCGCAGGCCAATGAAATTGCTGAACACGCCATTCTCGCAATCAGCCAGCGCAACGGTACACAGCACGCTTATTATTCTGAAAAAGGTTTCATTGTCATCCGGCAAGATGGTTCTATCGGTACGGTAGGCTGGCTGGACGATGCTGGGAAACAAATCGTCGAGGTGATGAAACAGCATGGCTTTTAATACAACTCCGATTTCTGACCCGCAGGTTTTCTGCCCGATTTTTAACCACAAAATCGCAGACGGCCTTTGCTGGGATATTTCAAACATCGGCAACGACAGCCTGATGCTACCGCCTGAAAAGACCCCGCCTTGCAGTTGGGAGAAAGCCCACCAAATTTGTCTCAAGTGTCCTGTCTATGAAGAAATGGGATAGTAACAACCAAATATCGTCAGCGTCTTTGCCCAGCCGGGCAGGGGCGCTTTTTTCATGCCGTCTTAGCTCATTCTGGAAGAGCGCCGGTCTCCAAAACCGGAAGCGGGAGGTTCGATGCCTCCAGACGGTGCCATCGCAGAGGGCAGTGCGTACCCTGCCCACAACCGAACACGGACGGAGAACCGTGTCACCAAACCGTGGTTTCACCAACAGAAAGGAGTTTTTCCACCATGAAGCGTGAAGACGTGAAGAACAAGATCCCCGGCATCACCGAGGAGCAGCTGAACTGGATCATGGCCGAGAACGGCAACGATGTCAACCGAGAAAAGACTGCCGCCGAGCAGTACAAGACCCAGCTGGAAAACACCCAGGCTCAGCTCAAGACCGCCCAGGACGGCCTTGCCGCCTTTGACGGCAAGAAGAAGCCTGAGGAATACGAGGCAGACATTGCCAAACTCAAGGGCGATATGCAGGCACAGGCTGAGGGCTTTGCCTTTGACAATGCCCTGAACACCGCCATTCTGGGAGCCAAGGGCCGTAGCGTCAAGGCGGTCCGGGCACTGCTGGATCTGGATGCCCTCAAGGGCTCCAAGGACCGTTCCACCGATATCTCCAAGGCTCTGGAAGAAGCCGCCAAGGCGAACCCCTGGGCCTTTGGCGAGGCGGAAGAGGGCGGCACTGGTTCCGTTCACGTTTCCAGCGGCAAAGAGCACGGCACCCCGCCCGCCGGGGACGTTGACCCCGTGACCGCTGCCTTCAAGGCGATGAACCCCGATATCAACATTGAATGAGAGAAAGGATATTCTTATGGCACATGAAGCACAGGTCCGCTACTCCAATCTGGTCGACCTCAAGCTGCGCAAGACGCTGGTGAAGAAAGTCGGCGTGATCTGCAACAACCGCTACGAGGGCAGCCCCAAGGCAGGTTCCGTCAAGGTTCCCGTCCGTGACACCGAGGTTGTGGTGAACGACTACGACAAGGCCAAGGGCGCAAAGCAGACCAGCGGTGACACCACCTACCTCACCGTCAACATCGACCACGACAAGGCCGTGAATGAGATCATCGATGGTTTCGATGCAGAGAGCGTTCCCGGCAATCTGGTGGCTGACCGCCTGGACAGCGCCGGTTACTCTCTGGGCCTGCAGATGGATTCTGACGGCTCCGTGGAGCTGACCACCGCAGGCACTGCCTTCGGCAATACCACCGCCCTGACCGAAAAGACCATCTACGCCAACATCGTGGATGCACGCACCCAGCAGTCCTCCATCGGCGTGCCCACCGCAGGCCGCTGGCTGCTGGTCTCCCCGGACACCTACGGCCTGCTCCTGAAGAGCCCCGAGTTCATCAAGGCTTCCGACCTGGGCGATGCAGTTGTCCAGACCGGCGCTGTGGGCAAGATCGCAGGCTACACCGTGTTCGAGGATTCCACCCTGGGCGAGAACGTGGAGTATGTGGCCGGTCATCCCAACTGGTTCGCCGTCATCGATGAGTGGGCCGTTCCCGTCCACTTGCAGGATCTCTCCGGCTCTGGCGATTTCATCGGCGCATCTGCCGTGCAGGGCCGCAAAGTCTACGCCTACAAGGTCACCAAGGGCCAGACCATTCTTGTTAAGAAGAAGGTCGCAGCATAAGGAGGCTCCCATGCTTTACTGTACCTACGAACAGTACCAGACAGCGGGCGGTGCGCTGGACGAGGCTGCCTTTGACACGTTGTGCGCCCGGGCTTCCCGGCTCATCGACCGGCACACCTTTGGCCGGGCAGAGCCACACGCCAGGGCCTGTGCCGGGTGCGCCGCCCTGCTGGCCGATGCCTGCGTCCAGATCATCGATGCCATGAGCGCCGCACAGAGCGCCTGTGCCGTGCCCGGGGCTTCCAGCGTGTCCAACGATGGCTACTCTGTCACCTTCGCCAGCGGGGCGCTTTCTGAGCGGCTTGCAGCGGAAGCGCGTGGCATCCTCTCCAACGCGCTGGGTAATGACCCCCACGGTCTGCTGTATCGGGGGTGTTTCTGATGCAGTGCAGCGTTACCGTTGTGAACCTCATCCACGACACCGCCACCGAGATTGACCGGCCTGTCTGCCATGTCATCCCCGGGTGCAGCTGGCGGGAGAAGCTGGACACCTCCGGCGGCGACCCCCAGCGGACGGTGCACATCCGGCTGCCCCCTGCGGCGGGCTACCTGCCCTATTTCCAGTGGGCAAAGCTCCCGCCCGGGGAAAAGGCGGCACACTGGACGCTCAAGCGGGGCGGCAAGCTCATCTGCGGCGCTGTCCGCAGCCTGACTGAGGCCGAGTATGCCGCCCTCGAGAAAACGCACATCTGCTGCACGGTGGCGGCGGTCTCCGACAACCGGGAACCGCTGCTGCCGCATTTTCATGTAGAGGGGAGCTGAGGAAATGAGTGCACCCGTTATTGACCTGAAGCTCAGGTTCCGGCCCGGCTTTCAGGCCGAGATGGACAAGGGCTTCCAGAAGGTTCAGTATGCGTTCTCCCAGCAGGTGGCTAAAGCTGTGGACCCTTATGTACCCTTTGACACCGGCACGCTGAAGAACAGCGTGAATCAGGCATCCGACTTCAAAGGCGGCAAGCTGGTCTATAACACCCCGTATGCCCGGCGGCAGTATTACCTGCACACGCAGGGGCAGGGGCTGCATGGGGAGAACCACCTGCGCGGTTCCTACTGGGGCCAGCGGGCAATTGCTGACCACAAAGACGAACTGATCCAGTTCGCCAAAAACGCCGCCAGGAAAGAGCTGGGAGGTGGAACGTAATGCCCAAAGCGTCCATTACGGCCCTGCGGGACTGGCTCAAGACCTGTCCACTCATTGCCGAGGAGCAGGATGCCACCGGTGCGGCCTTCCGCATTGCCGGACTGGAAGAGGAAGCCACCGCTTTTTCCATTGAGGACAGCCCCACCGACCCCATTGTGGAAAGTTACATCTCCGGGCGGGATCTGGCGAAGAACTACCTCTTCCTGTCCCGAAGGGAGTTCGGGGAGACCGATGTGCTCACCATTGAGAACAGCGGCTTCTTTGAACAGCTGGCCGACTGGGTAATGGAACAAAATGACTGCGGCATCCTGCCTGATCTGAGCAAATGCGGGCACGGCAAGGAAGCCCAGAGCATTGAAGTCACCTCCACCGGCTACATCGTCACCGACGGCTCCGGAAGCTGCAAAATGCAGATGCAGCTCCGGCTCGTCTACTATCAACCCAAACTTTGAAAGGAGACCATCCTATGACTGTTTCCGAAACCCTGGCCGCGCTCAAGACCAAGAAGGGCATCGTGCCCAGCGCGGACTACACCGGCACCGAAAAGGCCGATGATTTCATCTTTGCGATCCAGACCGATGCCTCCACCCAGACCAAGGAGAGCGACTGGATCGTGTTTGCAGAGCGTGTCAAGGAGCACTCTGGTGCACTGAACGCTTCCACCGAGGACGTGCCCTATATCCGCGCAGGCACTGTCACCGAGAAGGGTGAGACCCAGCGCACCTTCTCCCTGAACGGAAACCGCTGCGTGGGCGACCCTGCGCAGGATTTCCTGCTCTCCCACAGGATTAAGTTCGGCTCCGGCACTGAGGTGGTTTTCCCCTATATCTACTTCAGCGCAAAGACCGGCAAGGGCGAGAAGGGCGCAGCTGCCTTTATTGTCACTGCCGATGCCAGCGGCTCCGCCAACAACTCCGCAGGTTTTGCCTGCGACGTGAAGGGCGTAGGTGTTCCGGCTGAGTTCAACTACCTGACCGTAGCCGCAGGCTAACCCGATTTTCAATGATCCATACTGCCCTCGTTCCCGGTGAACGGGGGCCCTTTTTGTAACAGGAGGATTCCCCATGACCATCAACGGCATTGAATTTGATTTTTCCACCCTGAACGCCAACGACGTGGATCGGATGCTGGCCGCACAGACCCGGCAGCAGGAACGTGCCCGGACGGAGGGCAGCCGCTACACCCCCGAGAGTGATTACCCTGCCTGGCTGCGCTTCCAGTGCCGCATCTTTATGGACTACCTGGACGAGGTTCTGGGCGAGGGTGCTTCTGAGAAGCTGGGGCTGGACGGCAGCAACTTCAACGCCTGCCTGACGGTCAGCAAGACCTTTGCCGAGGCCATGGCCGCAGAAAAGGCCAGTGTCAGCGCGCTGATCCACCCCGCCGAGGAGCGTGCACAGGTTTCGGCAGCGCAGGCCATCCCCGCCCCCATGAACCGTGAGCAGCGCCGGGCCGCAGTCAAGGCACATCCCGCCGTGGTGGATTTCCGGGCACAGGAAGCGGCAAAAGCCGCCCGCCGTGCCCAGCTGAAGGCAGAGCTTGAGGCACTGGACAATGCATGACCTGCTGACGGACACCCTGCCCACCGAGTGGGAGGGCCGCGCCATCGACCCTGACTTCCGGCCCATGATCTGGCTGCTGATCCGCACCCGCCGCGCCAAAACCGACGAGGACAGCGCCCGGATGATTTGTGAAGCCGTTCAGCGGTTCTTTGTAGAGCCGGTGCCCGGAGTGCAGTACCAGGAAGCCTTTGAATCTCTGGTGCGCTTCTGCCAGGGCGGCGGCCCCGAGGACGAGGAGCGCACCGGGACTGGCAGCAGCAGCGACCCACAGGACGAGCCTGTGCTGGACTACCGGTGCGATGCCGACTACATCGTGGGGGCCTTTCAGCAGGCCTACGGCATCGACCTGACCGCCGACAAGGTGCACTGGTGGCGCTTCAAAGCACTGCTGCACGCCCTTCCGCCGGAAACACCGCTGGGCAAGATCGTGGAGATCCGGGGGAAGGACACCTCCGGCATGGACAGGGCCGACCGGGACTACTACGAGACCCTGAAAGAGCGCTTTGCCCTGCCGGGTGGGCTGAAGGGGGTGAAGCGGAACGAAACCCTGCAAGAGCACGAGGACGCTTTCCTCGACCGCTTCGGCTGATTCCCGCGCCCCGGTGCCCTGCCCCTTCTGCGGCAGAGCGCTGCCAGTGTGGGCGGCTCCCGAGGCCTACGCCCACGGTCTGTGGGTAAAATGCAAAAACCCCGCATGTAAGCGGGAGGTAGAAATCAAGTTATAGCAGCCTGTGCCCCTGTGCCCGCGCTCCGAATGAGAGGTGGACACAGTGGCATTTGATTTTAGCGTTACCGGCAACACCAAGTTGGACACCAGCGGCTTCACGCAGGGTGTCAGCAGCATGACCGTCGCCGCCGGAACGCTGATCGCAGACCTGGTAAAGACGGCTAGCAGCCAGCTGACGAATCTTGCCCAGAGCGCGATCCGGAACGGCTCCGTCTACGAGACATCGCTTGCCAAAGTCGGGACCATCGCCGATCTTGGCAAGCTTTCCATCCAGAAGCTGGGCAGTCAGATCACGGACATGTCCAACACCATGGGCATTGCGGCCACGGATATTGCCGAGGCTACCTACCAGGCCATCAGCGCCGGGCAGGACACGGCCAACGCTGTGGAATTTGCAGGCCAGGCAGCGAAACTGGCAACCGCCGGTTTTACCTCCACGACCTCCGCCGTGGATATCCTGACCACTGCCCTGAACGCCTACGGCTTGAGCGCCGACCAGGCGACCCACGTTTCGGATGTGCTGCTGACCACCCAGAACCTGGGCAAAACCAGCGTGGACGAGCTTTCTTCCAGCATGGGCAAAGTCATTCCGCTGGCCGCAGCTTACAACGTCAGCGTGGAAAACCTGTCCAGCGGTCTGGCCGTGATGACCGCAAACGGCATTGCCACCGCTGAGGCTACCACCTACACCAAATCCATGCTGAACGAGCTGGGCGACACCGGGTCCAGCGTCGGCAAGATTTTACAGCAGCAGACCGGCAAGAGCTTTGCCCAGCTGAACGCCGAGGGTAAAAGTCTGGGCGATGTGCTGCAGATCCTCTACGACAGCGTAGGTGGTGACAGCACCGCCTTTGCCGGGCTATGGTCCAGCGTGGAGGCTGGAACCGGCGCTCTTTCGCTGGCATCGGGCGGCGCGGACAAATTCAACGGCGTGCTGGCCCAGATGGTGGACAGTGCAGGAGCGACCGACACCGCCTACCAGACCATGACTGACACCTTCCAGCACAGCATGGAAAGCCTCCAGACAACGGCAGAGAACCTGAGCATTGACCTTTTCGAGGCCATGGAGCCGGGCCTGATGGAAGCCGCCAACTGGGGCACCGACTGCCTGAATACCCTGACGAGCGCTCTGAATGAGGGCGGCCCGGCAGCCATGCTGGACGCAGCCAGCGGCATTCTGGAAAATCTGACCGCAGGTGTTGTTCAGAAGATTCCCGGGCTGGCATCGGCAGCAACACAGGTCATCACCAAGCTGGTGCAGTATCTGGCTGACCATCAGGACGAGATCTTCGATGCAGGCATCCAGCTGCTGGAACAGCTCATCATCGGCATCACCGACAACCTGCCCCAGCTGATCACAGCAGCAGCGGAATTGATTGCAAAGTTTTCTGCCGCGCTGATCTCTCATCTGCCCGACCTTCTGAACTGTGGTGCGGCCCTTCTGACCACTCTGGTAGACGGTATCATCCGCAGCATTGAGAACCTGGGCGAAGCCGCCCTCGCCTGCATCGCCAAGCTGACCGGCGTGTGGGACGGCAGTATGGATGAGTGGGGCCACATCGGCGAGAACATCGTCACCGGCCTGCTGAACGGCATCACCGGGATGTGGGACACGCTGGTGTCCACAGTCAAGGGCAAAGTCAGCGGCATGGTGAGCACCGTCAAGAACGTGCTGGGCATCCACTCGCCCTCGAAGGTGTTCACCGAGATCGGCGAGAACGTCACGCAGGGCCTTGTCAACGGCATCAACACCGGCGCACCTGCCGCGCAGGAAGCCATCCAGAACATCGCCCAGACCCTCAACGACTACGGCCCGAATTTTGCCACCGTAGGGGCCACTATCACGGAGCAGTTCCGCACCAAGCTCACCGAGGGCTGGGCGCAGATCCAGTCTGACATCCAGACGGATGCGCTGGGGGTCATCGAGACGCTGGCAACGGCCCTCAAGGATGGCGACCTCGAGAGCCTGGGCCTGTGGGCGGCCAGCTATTTCTGGCAGGCCTGCACCAAGGAGCAGCAGACCCAGATCAACAGCATCGCTCTGGGGGCCCTGAACCAGCTGGGCAGCGCTTTGAGCGGCGTGTTCGGGAACCTGAGCCAGTTAGCCATGGGGTTGGTGGCGCAGTTCGTGCCCGCCGCAGCCAGCGCCACAGCCGGGCAGACCGCCCTGAACGTGGCCATGGACGCAAACCCCATCCTCCTCGTCATCTCCCTCATCGGGATGCTGGTGGGCGCGCTGATCAACTTCAGCGGCAAAAACAAAGAGGTCGCCAACGGCTTCCAGTCTGTCTGGGCGGGCGTTGAGGACTTTATGAGCTACATCTTCGAGGGCCTGATGCGCATCGTGGCGGCGGGCATCGAGGGCTTTGTCATCCTCATCAACGGCCTCATTGGCATGTATAACTCCGTGGCGTGGCACTGGGGCGGCCATATGGATTACATCAGCAATCCAGCCTGGAACTTTGCCAACCAAATTGCCGCCGACCGCAAAGCCCGGCAGGCCGAGCGAAAAAAGCAGCAGGAGGCCATCAACAACCCCAGCAGCTCCGGCACTTCCACCAACTCCCAGAAGGTCATCGAGAGCATGACCGACACCAGCAAGACCACCAATGCCGACGGCAGCACCGTGACCACCAAGGTGCTCACCGAGAAGCTGCAGGATGAGACCGGCAAGATCACCCAGCGGGTGACCAAGACTGTCACCGAGGCGGGTACCAAGCTGGTGGACGGCGTGGAGCGCTCCTACAAGACCGTGACCACCTATGTGGACGGCATCCAGACCAAGGTGGAGCGCAGTTTGGATGACATCGCCAAGACCACCACAGGCACAAAGCCCGGCTCCACCACGCCGACGGCCCCCACCCCGGACAAAGACCTGACCGACGCTGTGGAGGCCAACACCGAGGCCCTGCTGGCCGCAAACAGCAAGTTGGCCGAGATGGTGCGGCAGGCCAACACGCTGGTGCTGTCTGACAACATGGCCATCAGCCGGTCTGTGGCCGCTTCCGGCACGGCACAGGTGGCCGCAGCCGCCAACCAGTACCACCGGGAGGGCGACACCAACATCACCCAAAACATTTACAGCAAGGCCCAGACGGCGGCAGATCTCCAGCGGGAAGCACGCTGGGAAGCCGACCGGGCCAAGGCTCAGAAACGATGAAAGGAGGGCACCGAGATGCCGTTCAGAAAAGACCATTTGCAGCTGGTCACGGATGCCGGGGCCACTCTCGACATCGGGTGGGCCTACGGCACGCCCTACTCCCTCGACCCCATCAACGGCGTGGACGTGGACGTGCAGACCGCCCAGGGCGTGAACCAGGTGGGCGTGAGCGTGGAGCGCCAGAGCGTGGCCGGGGTGAGTCGTGAACTCATCATCCACTGCCACAGCTCCCACGGCGATGCGGATGCGGAATTACTGCTGGAAAAGCTGCCCTATTTCACCAGCGGCACAATGTACTTCGAGGATAGATTCTTCTGCCGTTTTGTGCTTTCCAAGACTCCCTACACAAAGAGCATCCACCCCTACCCGGTGCTGGATTTCATGCTCTTCTGCCCCAAGCCCTTCTGGTACAACTTGCAGGCTCAGAGCTTCTGCATCAACGGCTTTGTGCCATCGTTCAGGCTGCCGGTGAATTACTCCAAGCCCCACCGGTTCGGCGTGCGCACCTCCATCGGCTGGCTGAATGCCTATAACCCCGGGGCTCTGGCTGTACCCTTTACGGCCACCCTCAAGAGCGACGGCGCTGTGGCCAACCCGTGCGTGCTGAACATCATCACGGGCCAGAGCATCCGCATCCTGACCACCCTGACCCCGGGGCAGGTCATCGAGATCTACCGCACCACCACCGACAAGCTGGCCGTCAAGCGGACAGAGGACGGCACGGAGGAGAACATCTTCTCCCTGCTGGATGAAGATTCTGACCTGCTGGAGCTGGCCCCGGGAGACAACTTACTCAAGGCCACCGCCGACAGCGGCGAGACCAGCCTGCAGGTGACAGTGCGCTTCTATCCCATGGTGAGCGGTATTCTGCCGGAGGTGATCTCGTGACACTGGACGTTTTGGATGAACTGACCCTCGCCCGGCTGGGCCGGGTGGAGGTGTGGGTGAGCCTTTACTGGGACGAGCCCTACAACACCGAGGGAGAGTTCACGTTGGAGGTGCGCCCCACCGGGGAGAACCTGTCCCTACTCCGGGAGGGCCGCTGGCTGCGCCGCAGTGACAGCGATGTGCCCATGCGCATCTGCCACCGGAGCAACGAGAACACCGACAGCAATCTGGTGGTCACCGGCTTCCCGGGGACGTGGATCTTCACAAAGCGAGCCGGTACCGCCATCGTGAAGAACGAGAACGCGGAACAGGCCATGCGCAGGCTGGTCAGCGCAATGCAGCCATGGCCAAAGCTAGAGCTGGGCACGCTTGTGGGCTTTGACACCACCTACACTGCACAGACCTCCGGCGGCAGCATCATGGACTACCTGACGACCATCGGCGCGGCCTGCGACCTGGGTTTCCGGGTGCGGCTGGCAGGCAAGAACGCAGACAAGAAGCTGCTGTTCGAGGTCTACCGGCCCACCGCTGACCCAAACAACAGGTTCAGCACAAAGTGGGGCAACCTGCAGCAGGCTGCGTGGGCCTTTGGCGACAGCGACTACGCCAACGTTGCCATCGTCCAGGGTGCTGGCGAGGGCGAGAACCGGGCCACCGTCACCGTGGGCCTGACCGATGCCATCGGTGCCGACCGGCGGGAGCTGTATGTGGATGCCCGGGACGTGCAGCCGGACGAGGAAAAGGGCGAGACCACCAAAAGCCAAGCCTACCTCGAGCGGCTCATGGCCCGGGGCACCAACAAGCTGCTGGAGCAGCTCTGTACCGGTTCCATTGAGTTGACCATCGATGCCGAGGGGCTCTCCCCTGGTGACGTGGCCTTTTGTACCATCCCGGAGCTAGGCTACAAGGCCACCGTCCGGGTGGCCGATGTCATCACCCAAAGCCAGAGCGACAGCACCACCCGCACCGTGCGGCTGGGCACGCCGGTCTGGCGCAAGCTGTAAGGAGATGATCTTTTGAGCAAAATCGTTTTATACCCTGCAAACGGGTTCGACTTCGATGCCGCAGACGTGGCGGCCTACCTTGCGGGCCTCACCAGCGGCGTGTTCAGCGGAGATGAGGACTTCCCGGTGACAGCCGCAGGCGGGCTGAAGGTCACCGTGGGCGCGGGCCGTGGCTGGGTGCACCCCAGCCGCTTCACCGGCTACTCCATCACCAAGCGGGAGGCCGACACCCTGACACTTCCGCTGGCCGACCCGTCTCTCCCCCGCATCGACCGCATCGTCATGCGCTATGATGCCGGTGCCAGAGCCGCCAGCCTGCAGGTGCTGCAGGGCACGGCATCCAGCACACCCACGGCCCCCGCCATCTCCCGCACCGAGCTGATCTACGACCTCTGCCTTGCCGAGATCACCCGCCCGGCAGGCTCCACCAGCATCACCACGGGCCAGATCACTGACACCCGGCTGGACGAGGCGCTCTGCGGCCTCGTGCGGGACGGTGTGACCGGCATCCCCACCGACGAGCTGCTGGCCGCTGCCCGGGAGCGCATCAACGCACTGGAGGAGACGGCCAGCGCCGCCGCCAAAGAGGCCGATGCCAGTAAGACCGCAGCGGCACAGTCAGAGGCCAACGCCGAGACGTACAAAGAGGCCGCTGCCACGTCGGAGCTCAATGCCGCTGGCAGCGCCTCCGCCTCTGCCGGTTCCGCTGCCGCAGCCGCTCGGAGCCAGAGCGCCGCGGCGGGAAGTGCCACGGAAGCATCCGGTTCGGCCAGCGCGGCGGAAAAGTCCAAAACGGCGGCGGCGACGTCGGAGAGCAACGCGGCCAAACATGAGGAAGCCGCCAAGAAAGCCTCCGATGAGGCCGGGGCCAAGGCGGGGACAGATAAGACCTTGAGCATTGAGAACGCGCCGGCGGATGCGGCGGCGGTAAGAAAGCTGATCAAAGAATCCCTTGCCGCTCAGCGTGCGGAGGATTACGCCAGAATCAAATTCTGGGCCAGCAACGACTCCACCAGCCCGGCAAGCTTTATCGGCGGCACATGGGAGCGAATCGAAGGTGAGTTTATCATGGGCGCTTCCAGTGCCTACCCTGTGGGCACCACCGGCGGCAGCGCCACCCACACCCAGACCGTGGCCGAGATGCCCAGCCACAACCATAGCGGGTCTACTGGCAGTGCAGGTTCACACAGCCATAGCGCATGGACTGGCGGTGCAGGTGGGCATAGTCATACAGTCAGTGCTGCAGTAACCCAAAAGCATGAAGTGAGCAAGCTGGGAGTTGGTGGTGCCGATGGCTCCGGCACATATGGTTATACTTTCTCGAGTGGAACAGCTACCACTTCTTGGGTAGGAGACCATACCCATGGCGTTGGTATGAACGAAGCCGGTGCCCATACCCATACCGTGAGCATCGGCAGCACCGGCAGCGGGCAGGCAATGAGCGTGCTGAACCCTTACCACGCCCTGTACATCTGGGTGCGGGTGGATGATGCCGCATGAAAGGAGCGCACATGAAAATTATTGACGAGACTGGCATTGTGTTGACCACTGAGCCGGATCTGGAAGCGGGCTATCTGGTGGAAGATGTGGAAGTCGTTCACCATGATGCCGTAGAGGGCACAGCTCCGCAGTGGCACAGAGAGACCGCAAAGCTGCCGGACGGCTCTCCCGCCATCTACTACCGGGATGGTAAAGAGATTGGCCGGGACATGGTGAAGGTTATCGATGTGCCCGGCGTTGACCCTCAGCCCGCCTGGGATGAGGAAGTGCCGGTGATGCGGTACATCCGCTACACCGCCGAAGAGTTGGCCCAGCGGGAAAAGGAGAAGCAGGAAGCCCAGCAGCGGCAGGAGGTACTGGACAAGCTGCCCGAAACACTGGCCGCCCTGCAAGCCGCCCAGGCAGATGCGGATGCGCTGAATGTTGACCAGGCCTACCGGCTGACCCTGCTGGAGCTGGGGATCACGGAGTAAGCCCCTCTGCCAAGAGGACGATAACATTTTAAGATGGGGCGCTGCCCCGGAAAGGACAAACCTATGTTGTACCGTACCTGTAAACGCATGATCGAACGCGGCAATCTGGAGGGCATGAGCACCAAGCTGGATGTTTTCTATGCCGCTGGCAAACTGACCGATGACGAGTACAAGGAGCTGACCGAGCTGCTGGCCGAGAAGGAGGCACAGAATGCCCAGAACAATACTTGACGTTTCCCGCTGGCAGGGCAACATCAACTGGGACAAGGTTAAGGCAAGCGGCCTTGTCTCCGGCGTGATGATCCGGGCCATGGGCAACAGCAAAGAGGACAAACCCAGCAAGCCCTACATCGACCCCTACTTTGCCCGCAACTATGCCGAGTGCACCCGCGTAGGGCTGCCGGTGGGCGTGTACGGCTATTTCAAGGCTACCACCAAGGCACAGGCCGACAAGGAGCTGGCCCTGTTCAAGCAGGCGCTGGGCGGCAAGACGTTCCAGCTCCCGGTGGCTGTGGACATCGAGGACAAGCTGCAGGCGGCCCTGAGCAAGTCCGCTCTGACCGACATCGTGGCCCACTGCCTGAGCGTGGTGGAGAGCTGGGGCGTGTACGCCATGCTCTACACCGGCCTGAACTTCGGGCAGACCAACCTTTACATGGGCGGCGCGGCCCTCAAGCCCTACGACGTATGGCTGGCAGCCTATCGCACCAAGAAGCCCACCCCCGGCTGGCTCTTCGGGATGTGGCAGTACACCAGCAGCGGAAAGATCCCCGGCATCGCCAAGGGCGCAGACCTGAGCGTGGCCTACAAGGACTATGCTGCCATCATCCAGCGGGCCGGGCTGGGGCAGGTCAGGGGGTGAGACCGATGGCAAGTTATCTGATTTCAGATGCACCATACGCACCCTGGCTCTCAGAGGTTCTAGCTACACTGGAAGAGCACAAGATCGACCGCATCACCATAGCAGCGCCTCTGGCAGATGGTGAGGTGTTCACGGGGTACTACAACATGAATACCCAAGACAAGGCCCTGCTGGCATCCAATATCCAAGCAGATGCCGTTCTGGATGCGGTGTGTCACAACGGACAGCGCATCCAGCAGGCGTGGGAAGATGATGAGGAGGGGTGAGACCGATGTGGCAGTTTATCACGGAGTATTGGGCCGGGTGGCTCTGTGCTCTGATCGGCGGCGCGATCCTTGCCGCCATCCCCAAGATCAAGGCCCTGTGGGACGCGGTGCTGGCCCTGCTGCACGACCGCATCTATACCGAGTGCTATCGTTTTATGGAGCTGGGGTACATCACCCGCGACGGCCTGCGCAACCTGAATTACCTCTACAAGACCTATCATGTGATGGGCGGCAACGGCACTGGCACGGAATTGTACAAGAGAGCCTGCGCTTTACCCATCCACGACTGAAGAAAGGAACTGACATTATGAACGCACACATCACTGAGAACAACACCCCCGCCATCCCCGCCGCAACCATCGCCCGCACCGTTGTGCTGGCACTGGCCCTCGTCAACCAGCTGCTGAGTGCAGCAGGCAAAAGCCCGCTGCCCATCGACAGCGCCAGCGTGGAACAGTGGGTGACGGCTGGCCTGACCACCGCTGCCGCCATCTGGGCATGGTGGGAGAACAACAGCTTTACTCCCGAGGCCATCCGCGCAGATGAGCTGCTGGATCAGATGCAGGGAAAAATCAAGTAAGAGTACATAGCAACAGCCCCGGGGAGCCTGACGGTTCCTCGGGGCTGTTTTCTTTTGGCATGTTTCGGCATATTCCGACGCATTCCGCATTATCCGGCACATTCTGACATTTTCCGGTTAAAGTTGGATGGAAAGGATGTGCAAACTATGCCCGATGTGAAATTTTCGGACTCCCCTGCCCAGCTGGATCAAATCCTCCGGCCACTGGGGATTACCCGGAGCTCAAAGAATTATCGTGTTCTCTGCGAATGCGTGGCTCTGATCTGTGAGCAGGAGGACCGGCTGGAAGCCGTACAGAAGGAGATCTATACCCCCATCTCAAAACAGCGGCGCTGCAAGTGGTCCGCCATTCAAAGTGCCGTCCGGCGTGCAGCAGAGAAAGCCTGGGCGCTGAACCCCGAGGGCGTTCAGCAATTGGCTGGCTACCCGCTGACCGGCGCACCCAGCGCGGTGCAGTTCCTGGAGATGCTTTACAATGCCGTGGTGAGAGGGTAA